GCTGAAGCTGCTGATGTAGATGGTACTCAGCAGGTCACGTTTATTACTCTTGATGACGGGACTGCTAGTGATGAAACGTACGAAGTAAAAATCATCGACGTTTCTGAAGGCCGTGAAAAGTTTGCTATCGCTACGTTTGAAGTGGCTGCAGGTACTGCTCTTGCTACTGCCGAAGCTCAAATGGTGGCTGCAATCAATGCTTCTAAGCGTGATGTCTTCAAGGATGTTGAGGCTACGGCTGACGATGCTACTAACAGCGGTTCAAATGTTACAGGTGTAATTAAGATTACATCTCCAGTGAACAAGAACTTGCGCTTTGCTTGTAATGATGCATCTGCTGTAAATGCTACTGGCACTGCTGTGGCTTTGGTTCGTTCTGTAGGATCAAAGGCTGATATCGATGCAGAGTTTGAAGATGGTTTGCCATTCCTCGGTGTGACCAACATTGCTGGTCCTAACGTGGTGAAGCCTACGTCTGGAGCAGATAGTGGCGGATACCACCGCGTGTGCATTGCATTGAAGACGGATAACGTTGCACATGGCCGTGTTGATACGCACGACATCATCATCTACTGTGACGATACCGGTTCTGATACAATTATTGGGCAACTGAACACAGTCTTTGGCACTAACGCGCCAGGTACTATTTCTATCTCCTAATAGCTGAACCATGGCTACAGGATACTGGCGGATTAAGTTCAACGCTCCAAACTTTGAGTTGGAGGACCATTTACCTAGTGGTACTGCGCGTACGAGTTTGGCAGTTTTCATCACCGTTCCTGGTGCCGCTGAAGAGTCTTTAACTCCAGCTAATCTTGGTAGCTACAATGCTAGTAGCCCTAGTACTGCCCCCTTGACTGTTGAACCGGCGGACGTTACGGCTGAAACCGGTTCAACTTTCAGGGATGGCGTATATCGCTTTCGGGTTACTTATGTTATTGGCGGCACTTCACACTCTTTTGATGAGCGCATTTTGCATGTGCCTGTCATTGACGAGTGTATTGCTAAGAAGCTTGATGAATACCTTGCCAAGCTGTGTGACAAATGCCAGAACGATAATCTGCTAAGGCAACTGCAGGAGCTTGTCGTTTTGCGTCAGGGCGCACAGCTGGATATCAATGCTGGGCGATTTACTGCTGCAGCAAAAAAGGTAACCTTGATGTCTAACATTTGTACAGGTTCTTCTTGTACATGCGTATGCGGATGCGAATGATTTTTAATCCATTAGACTTTGCATCTGCGGCTGCATACACGGCAGCCATTGATACTTATCTGGCAGGTACAGCGGATATCTATATCAACCGAGCACAGTATGCTCTGGATAGATACTGTGAGCAAGATGAGTTTTTCCTAAATGTTCTTGGTCACCAGCGTCAAAACGGGTATCAGGATCATGTGCCATTCCCCGGGTTTACGGGCTGGCCTACCCCATAACTAACAATCTATGGATATTCTTGCATTAGTTGAACAGTATTGCAAGAATCACCGAAATGAGACACATGCGCGTATCGCTTCGCTGATTCTTGAAGAGAATCCCGAAGTTGACCTCGCCCATCGCACCATACGACGTATGGTTGGCAAGTATCGTAAGCCTGCTGAAGAGGTAGAACGCGATATAGGCTCAGATAAGGCCTCTTACACGTACAAAGGGTCAGAACCTATACACAGCTTGGAAGAGGCTGTCAAATACTTCCAAATCGACACTGAGCAGTGGCAGGTAGACCGGTTCACCTGCAATAGCTGGGAAGCTCAGTCAAAAACAGGCCCAGTTACGATGCACCAGGTCAAGGTGCAGCTTTCACCAAAGCCAATAGAGATTGATTTAGGCGAGGTCATGGATGATCTGCGCAATACTCTTGATGGTTTCACAATACAGCAAGAACCGGGCAGCAATACAGCCGTACTAGCTTTGTCGGACTTTCATATCGGGGCAAAGGTGGAGGCTATGGGCAATACCCCAGAGTTCAATGTCAAAACCGTTGTCGCCCGACTGCAAACAGTAGCAACAGCCCTAAACAATGAGCACTATGATGAAGTCTATGTCTGTCTTCTTGGTGACTTTATTGAGAGCTTCACAGGTCTCAACCACCAATCTACTTGGCAAGAGCTGGAACACCGTGGTCATGGTACTAATGTGGTTATTCTGGCTTACACTATTATTCGTCGTTTCCTCACTACACTGAACAACGTATGTGGGGTCTATATCGTAAGCGGAAACCACGATAGGACGACCAAAAAGATGGAGGGTGACCCGCAAGGTTCAGTCGCCAGCCTGCTTGCATTCATGCTGCAGGAAAACACACCGCTGGATGTAAGGTATGATTCCGTACTTTTGGGGGTAGAGATAGACAGCATATACTATCTTCTGACGCATAACCATCTAGGTATATCGAAAGGAGATATAGGCAAGGCTTTCTGGGAGTACGGCCGCCAAGGAATGTACAATGTAATGCTAGGCGGACACTGGCATGCTCGTAAGGGAAAGCGTATTTACAGAATTGTAGACGAAAAGCAGGTAGATCAAGCCAACTACAGGCAGATCGCTGTTGCACCGTTGTTTACTGGGAACTTCTACTCAGAAAGCAATGGCTGGAATAGCTCTGCAGGGTATACCATTCTTGTAAATAACGGACAGGGGAAACCCAACGTCTTTGAATACGTCCTATCATAATGTCTGCAGGCAAGTACAATTTTATCGTTGAGCAGGGGTCACAGCATGATGTCACTTTTCGCTACAAGCTAGCTGATGGCACTTTTCTGAACCTGACTAATTATCGTGTCCGCATGTCTGTCAAGGACCATATTTCAGACACCAACTTTGTGTATCAGGCTACATCTAATTCTAGTGCAGATAGTGGAGGCACTGTAGCATTTCAGCAGCACTTCACGATATCCAATCAGGGTACTGCACAAGGACAATTTGTGCTGTCTATTCCTACTGCGACTACAACCGGCTTCAACTTTAACCAAGGCGTATATGACTTGGAGATTGTAGCCCAAGATGGCACTGTGACGCGTATCCTGGAGGGCAAGTTCAAAATCAAACTGCAAGTATCTGTCTGATGCCCGCACAAGTCATCATAACGGAACCAGCACGGAACATTGTCGAAATTACTACGACAACGAACTCTGTAGCTATCACTGAGCAGGTAAACACAGTAAGTGTAGCTGCAAGCACAGTTTCAGGAGCTGGTGGAGGTTCAACTAGCGGCATCATCAACATCACAAACACGATTGGTGACGCGATTGCTGGCGAGACCTACCCTCAGGGCACCAGTCTGGAAACAATCATTCGTGATATCGTAGCTCCATTCTTTGAGCCGACGGTTGCTACTATCAGTTATTCTGCTAGTGGTGCGTCACAGGTATCAGGCAATGACTTGCTTGTAGAGTGTGGGCTGTCAAATACGATTAGTTCCGTCGACCTGGTTTTTACGAACCCGGAAAATATTGACACTGCTACACCAGTCACTTTTACGGATACTAGCGATCTTACCAGTCCTTATCAGCAGTCTTTTAATGTGAGTAGCTTTTCTACTCCAACCACCATTTCTCTGAGTCCTTCTTATACCATTGACACTATAACAACACCCTTTGTAAGAAACTTTCGAGTCCAAATAGGCTTCAAAGGTGATGATGGCACGGGGTCAATACAAACTCTGACAAAAGACTTCAAGATCAAACACAGGCACCGTTTCTTCGTTGTGTCTGCTTCTGCAACGAGTATTACGAACTTGGGGGTATTCTTTGGAGCTGGCAATACGCAAGATGTATTGTCGACATTGGAAGTTGACCCCACACTGGCTTCACAGAGTATAGCAGTTCAGTGTAATGCGAATACCGCAAATGCTGACCGCTTTACTTGGATAATTGTCGAGAAGTCAGGAACTTTGGGGGAGGTAGCAGCCGAAGTAAACGGCCGGGGTGTAGCGGATTACACTGACAGTTTCCTTGAGTTTACAAATGGTGGGTCGTTTTTTCCTCTTGCAACAGGAACAGCGACACCAAACTATCGTGCATACAGGTCTATTCAGCCTGGTGCTTTTGACTCAGATATTACGTTGAACATCGAAATTAAACACTGATATGGCTATCAAATTTGGAGATACGCTCGAAAACCAGAACAGTGCCTATCCAGTCATTGATCTAACTGGAGG